TCGGTGGTTAAAAATCGACCAAAAAATTTTTTGCCCCCCTTATTAGTAGTAAAGTAGTAGCAAGTTGTAGGTTTTATAAATATAATTCAAGATAATTATCATTGGACGGAGAACCGTGATGGAAGTAACGAGTATCAAAGACCGTGTTCCGTTGGTGCCTGTTAAGGATAAAAGGCAAGTGGAACAAGCTCGAGTAGAGGAGAAGCGTGAGCAGTCTAAGCCTAAATCGACACAGAGGGTTGATATTAGGGTATGAGTTTAAATGCGGTAAGTGATGATGTAGTTCGTGAGATACTGGCACTGGAAGAAGCCAAGCGTAGACTGAACATTCGAGATAAGGCACAAGATGATTTCATGGTTTTCGTGAACCATGTATATGAGGGCTTTATTGAGGGTAAACATCATCGTAAAGTAGCCAAGCAATTTGAGAAGTTATCAACTAATCGTGGCTCACGGATCATTGTCAATATGCCTCCTCGACATACTAAAAGTGAGTTTGCGAGTTATTTATTACCTGCGTGGTTGATAGGTAAGAATCCTAGTTTAAAAATTATTCAGACGACGCATACTGCTGAGTTAGCGGTACGGTTTGGTCGTAAAGTTAGAAATTTAATGGAGACGGAACAATATAGGGAGGTATTTCCAGATGTTAATCTTAAAGCTGATTCCAAAGCTGCTGGACGGTGGGAAACGTCGGAGGGTGGTGAATATTATGCGGCTGGTGTTGGAGGTGCGATTACGGGTCGTGGTGCTGACTTGCTCATTATTGATGACCCGCATTCGGAACAGGATGCGTTATCTGAGAATGCGTTAGAGAGTGCGTATGAGTGGTACACCTCTGGCCCGAGGCAGAGGTTACAGCCTGGTGGTTCGATAGTGGTGGTTATGACTCGTTGGAGTTTGAAAGATTTGACGGGTAAGTTAATTAAGGCACAGGCTAGTGATGTGATGAGCGACCAGTGGGATGTGGTTGAGTTTCCAGCGATATTGCCTAGTGACAGGGTGTTATGGCCAGAGTATTGGAAGAAGGAGGAGTTGTTAAAGGTAAAGGCGAGTTTGAGTGCAGGTAAATGGAACGCGCAATGGCAACAAAACCCCACGGCCCAGGAATCAGCGATCATTAAACGTGAATGGTGGAATGTGTGGGAGAAAGAGCAGATACCACCAGTAGATTATATTATGCAAAGTTATGATACGGCATTTAGTAAGAAGGAGACGGCAGACTATAGTGCGATAACTACTTGGGGTGTATTTCAACCTGAAGAGGGTGGTGCAGACCATATTATTTTATTAGATGCTCAGAGGGGTCGTTGGAACTTTCCCGAACTGAAAGAGACTGCGTTGGAAGAATATAATTACTGGGATCCTGATATGGTGTTGATAGAAGCGAAGGCTACTGGTACACCGCTAACGGACGAGTTACGAAATATGGGTATTCCTGTAGTAAATTATACACCGAGCAAAGGTCGTGATAAGGTAACGAGGATGCACATGGTCGCACCGATATTTGAGAGTGGTAAAGTGTGGGCACCAGAGAAGAAGTTTGCGGAAGATTTGATTGAAGAGTGTGCAGCTTTTCCTTATGGTGAGCATGATGACTTTTGCGATTCGATGTCGATGGCGTTGATACGTTTTCGTAAAGGTGGGTTCTTACGTTTGAACCACGATGAAGCGGAAGAGATAACTGATTATAAATTAGCACCGAGGGTATATTACTGATGTTGACAGCACTTATAGGTCCAGTTACAGGATTATTAGATAAATTTATTGAAGATAAAGATCAGAAAGCTAAGTTAGCGCATGAGATAGCAACTATGGCTGAAAAACAAGCACATGACGTTGCCATGGCGCAGATAGAGGTAAATAAGATTGAAGCAGCTAGTCCACAATTTTTTAAAAGTTCGTGGCGACCGTTCATTGGTTGGGTATGTGGGGTAGCATTTGCCTACCATTTTGTGATACAACCTATTATTATATTTGTAGTTACGTTATTTGGTGCGGAAGTCCCTCAGTTAGTAGAATTTGATATGGCGAGTTTAATGACCGTTTTAGGTGGATTACTTGGTTTGGGATCACTCCGTACTTATGAAAAATCTAAGGGGTTAACAAAGTAAGATGGCAGAATCAATGATGGACAAATCGATGCCTCCTATGGGGCAGCCGATTATGGACGAAGAAGATCAGGATATTATTGTTGAGGAAGAAGAGGGTGAGATCGAAGAAGATCCAAATGAATTACCTCGCGTAATTATAGAAGGACAAGATATCACTGAAGAGTTAACGCAAGAATTACTTACTGATTTTGATGCGAACCTTGCGGAGCTAATAGAAGAAAAAGAGTTAACTGATATTGCAAATGAGCTTATCGGTTACTATGAAGAAGATTCGTCAGGTCGCCAAGAATGGCAAGATGCTTATACCGATGGTTTAGATTTATTAGGTATAAAGTATGAAGAGAGAGAAGAACCATTTAGAGGTTCTAGTGGTGTCACCCATCCCCTGATCGCTGAGGCTGTCACTCAATTTCAGGCACAAGCGTATAAAGAACTGCTACCAAGTTCTGGCCCCGTGAGAACGCAAGTGATTGGAACGTCTACCCCACAAACGGTAGCTCAGTCTCAGCGAATTCAAGATTTTATGAACTATCAGATAGTTCATGTTATGGACGAATACGACCCAGAGATGGATAGATTATTGTTTTATCTACCACTAGCGGGTAGTGCTTTCAAAAAAGTATACTTTGACGACATTTTAGATCGTGCAGTTTCTCGTTTCGTACCCGCAGATGACCTAGTGGTACCCTATAATGCTACTGATTTAGCGTCAGCATCAAGAATTACCCATGTAGTACGCATGAGTATGAACGATGTGCGTAAATATCAGGCAGGTGGGTTCTATAGGGACATCGAATTATCGCCATATACTGAAGATGATGAGCTAAAAAAGAAAGAAAGAGAGCTTTCTGGGGTACAAAAAACGGCAGATGGGGAGGAATGTACGCTTTTAGAGATACATACTGACCTAGATTTGACTGGTTTTGAGCATATTAACCCGTTAGATGAGGAAAAAACGGGTATTAAGATACCTTACATCGTCACAATCGACCTAAGTAGCCAAAAAATACTAGCAATTCGTAGAAATTATACAGAAGGGGACGAATTTTACCGCAAACAGCAATATTTTACCCATTATAAGTTTTTACCAGGCTTAGGATTCTACGGATTTGGGCTTTTACACATGATTGGTGGGCTAGGACGCTCAGCAACGTCTATTTTGCGTCAATTAATCGATGCAGGTACGTTAGCAAATCTTCCCGCAGGGTTCAAGGCCCGTGGTATTAGGATAAGGGACTCCGATGAGCCGTTATCGCCAGGTGAATTTAGGGATATTGACTCTCCTGGGGGTGCTTTAAGAGAAAGTATTATTCCATTACCTTATAAGGAACCGTCACAAACGCTTATGTCGTTATTAGGCTTCGTGGTTGATGCAGGGCGAAGATTTGCCATGGTAGCGGACATGCAGACTGGGGAAACTAAGCAAAATCAGGCTGTAGGCACGACTTTAGCGTTATTGGAACGTGGTTCACGAGTCATGTCAGCGATACATAAACGCATGTATTATGCCCAAAAACAAGAGTTTCGTATGTTAGCTCGTATTTTTTCAGAGTCATTACCACCTATGTACCCTTATCAGCATGTAGGTGTCGATGCAATGATAAAACAATCAGATTTTGACGATAGGGTAGATGTGGTGCCAGTTGCCGACCCTAATATATTTTCGATGGCGCAACGTATGACGTTAGCACAAACGCAACTACAATTAGCACAATCTAATCCGCAGTTACATAATATTTATGAGGCGTACCGTAGGATGTACGAGTCGATAGGAGTACAGAATATAGAGACTATTTTGCCTCCTCCTAAACCCCCACAACCAATGGATCCAGCTATAGAGAACTCGATGGCTCTACTTCAAAAACCCTTGAAGGCGTTTCCTCAGCAAGATCATGATGCACATATTACCTCCCACTTAGCATTCATGAAAACCCCTGTTACTGCAAACTCCCCTGCCATTTTTGGTGCGCTACTATCTCATGTTTCAGAGCATATTGCTCTGAAAGCAAGAAATATGGCAAATGCAGAAATGGAACAAATAATGCAGGAAGCAATGAGCTTAGGACAGCAGCCTATACCATTTGATGTAGAGTCTCGAGTTGCTCAACTTATTGCGGTAATTACGCAAGAAGTAATGGCACAACTGATGCCACCACCGAAAGGCCCAGACCCATTGGTAGCATTAAGGGCAAGAGAATTAGATATTAAAGAGCTAGATTTACAGCGTAAAGCATCAGAGTTTCAACAAAAACAAGGTTTTGAGGCAGAAAAAGAAGCATCGCGTCAAGACTTAACTAGAGAGAAGATAGATTCAACTGAGGATATTGCTCAGTTACGAGCAGATGTAAACTTAGAACGCATTAATCGTAGTACACCAGGTAGAGGCGAATAATGGCAAAATCTGATTTACTCAGAGAAAATGGAAAAGAAAAAAAAGGATCTGGTTGGTTAGGGCCTATAAAAAACGACAAAGGTCAGACCATGACAGAGATTTCTGTAAGAAGTAATATAGGTGGTAAACAAGTTTCTTATCCAATATTAGTGCCTACTCTTACCAAAAAAGAAATCAAAACTTTACAAAGTACAGATTTTGAGGGTAAACCTCAGGCTATACCAGAACGCATTAGAGACAAAGCTAGACTTCATGCTGAAAAGCAAATAAAAAAAGGAGAAAGCCCTTTTCGTGAAAGTGGTAAAAACAGATTTTTTATTAATCAAGCAAGGATGAAAAAAGCAGAAAAAATGTCTGAAGGTGGTGGTGTTAAACGAGATCCTAAGGTTGGCACTGGTAGAAAACCTAAAGGCAGCGATAGAAGACTTTATACCGATGAAAACCCAAAAGATACAGTGAGAATAAAATATGCTACAGTGCAAGATGCTAAAGAGACTATTAAGAAAGTTAAAAATATTGCTAAATCGTTTGCG